CCTGACTAAATCATCCGCCCCCCCGCTCGAGTCGTTAGGCGGTGCCGTATCATTGCCGACAAGCCACGCACGGCCGTCAGCGACTCTCGCTCGCACCGTATCGCCCTCTTTCGCACCGATGGACAAAGACACAGGCGTGTCGTCAATGTCGGAGCCGCTGAAGCGGACAAAGGCCGTGTTGCCCTCGACTCTTGTCACTGTGCCGGTATAGTCGGAGCCGGTGTTTTCTTTCTTAGCTAACAGTTCAAAAAGCTCTCTGATGGCGTCCGTCATCCGCTCACCTCCTCTGCCACTCTTGCGCCGTATCCAAGCGTCACACGCTGAGATGTGACTGTGTAAACGCCCTCAATGCTGTGACCGGGCAGGTGAAGCCTCACCTTGTCGCCGATGGTCACATCGGGCCGGAAGCGCCTCGAGTAGCCGACCTTCCGGGCGGGGCCTTGAAGCTCTTTCAGCCGTCTCTCAGCGTACCCCTGCAGGCTCTCATTTTCGCCCAGGGTCGAGACGGACTCCTGCGTCCATATCTCCCCGGAGCCGCCGCGTGCCACCTTGCGTGAGGCTGTGGACAGCGTGCTCTCCGGGTCATCATCCCTGACCTCGACCGCATCCGTGCCGGATGTCACTCGCAGGCAGTTCGGCACTGAGTACCAGTCGGCGGTGTCTGTGATGCTGACCTCGATGCAGTCATTCTCGTGCTCGTCGAACCGGGCCGACTCCTCCGTGGCCTTTGGTATGATCTCAACCTCGCCACGCCCGCTGATCCTGATTCGCCATCCGATGGCATCCAGTATCTTCTGGGCCATGGTTAGGTAGGTGTCTTTGTCCTCCGACACGATGGACTCGGTCAGGGCCGGTGATGCCTGCGCATATGTGACCGGCGCCGGGCCGATGCTGAGCAATTCAGCCGCCGCCTGAGCGCCCTGGACACCTGCCGCCACAAAGAACCCCCTGGGCGTCAGCGTATCCTCGACCGGCTTTAAGACCGAATAGCACGCCACCTTGAACGTCACGCTGTTGCCGTTGAGGCTCCGGGTCGGTGCCGATGACAGGCCGGTGAAAAGCGCCACACGTGCGCCGGTTTCAGCCTGCTTGGCTTTGAGGTATACCCTCAGCCAACACTCTCCCGGCGATTCCGTCATGGTCAGGTCTGCCGACTCAATCAGGCCGCCTGCCGACCGGCTTATCGTTCCCGCCGTTAAATCAAAAGACCCGGCATCCTCCCAAGACACCGGGTCAACCCTTCTCAGCTCATACAGAGCCGAAAATCCTTTGTTCCAATCCATTATTCCACCACCGGGTGAAGTTCCCGCCACTGGTCGAGCGTCATACCGTCAGGCTCCTGAGTACCGACGCCCTTGATCGTCAGATTGTAAGTTGCTTTGTGGTCGTTGTACGACATATCCTCCGACACCTGGATGTCACAGGCAAAGGATGACCCGTCCGGTGTTCTGATGTGTGCGAGTCCGGCATAATTCGCCAAATCTCGCAGATCCATCAGCTCGTCCGTGTCGGTATCCCTCACGATGACCGTCTTAGCTGTCAAATCACGCAGGACAGCCGGGTTCCAGTCACCCTGCACGGAGCCGCCAAGATAGGAAGTCCGCTGAAAATCTTTCTGCCACCTGTTGGACAGCTCGATGTTGTACGGCAGGCTGATCTGCATCCCGTCAGCGTCGATCACGAGCGAGTTGTTGCTGATCGTGTCACCGTGGTCAAATCCCAGGTCAAACCAGGCAATATTGACGTCCTCGGTGATGTATGATCCGGTCGCCGTCTTTGCCACCACCCTGTGACCGCAAAGTGGCCCAAAGGCCGGATACGGGTCGACGTAGGTCGTGCCATATTCGCCGTCTTTCACTATCAGCTCAGGCTGATCCACCGTAAGCCGGTAGATGTCAAAGGTGTCGCCCGTCACGAAGTTATTCGGCGCTGTCGGCGTGATCATGACGATCATCTGCCGGTTGTTTGCCGATACCACAGGCCGGGCGATGGCTGCCTTGTGCGCCCAGTCCACATCGAACGGGATCGAGTCGCTCGCCGTCTGCCCGTAGTCATCCACGACCGTTGCCGTCAGCAGATAATGACCGCCATCATCGAGCTGACCGACAAGGTCTTCTCGAGTGATGGTGTAAGACGCCGATGACGTACCGGTCGGGCAACTATCTGATTCCGCCCAGATGGTTTCACCATCGAAGCCGTCAAAGGTGCTGTCATCAGGCCGTGCCACGTGGTAATCCGTTGCCCTCGTGATTGCCAGGCTAAACTGGCCCGGAGCGTTGTCGACGGTCATTGATGCCGTGACCGGATTGTCGAGGGACGTGAGCGTGTCGCTGATCCCGCCCGCCGTGATCGTGGGCAGGGCCGGTACATACGCACCGACCGGCTCCGACCAGTCCGAATATCTGCCGGATGCCGACCGGACACGTACCGCCAGATGATACTGCGTACCCCTGACCCATTTATGCGGGACGGTGACTGTCTGGCCTGAGCCTGCGTGTGCCAAGACTTTACCGTAAGTCACGGACGAACCGCTGACCGTAGCAAGGCACACCTGGGCCGACTGCTGAGCCGAGCCGTCCTCATTGTGGTATGTCCACGAAGCCGACACCGTGCCGCCCGGGAAGACAAATCCCTTGTTGAGCGTCAAGGCCGGTGTGTCGGGGTTGGTGGCAAGGTCGATAGATGACATATTCGACCATGCCGATGTGACTTCCTCACCGTCCTGGATGCCGTGATACCTCGCCCGGAAGTACCAGGTCTTACCAACCGCCAAGTCCTGGATAACCCAGCGAGTCGCGCCGGTGTCCTCAACGAGCGCCGTTTTCGGCGGATTGTTTGACTCCCACGCATATCTGGATTCCGCATAGCCGATTTCAAGCGAGGTGGCCTCTTTCCACCTCCACGTGAAATTGACAAATACGGAAGAATTATCAAGCTTTTCCAGACCCGGAGCGTTCGGCGGGACTGCCGCAATGTCTTCATCCACTGCCACAGGGGACGTCATCAGCGCGTTGACGGATGTGCCGCTGTTTGTGCCAACAAAGGCATAAGCGCCGATACTTGACTTGCTCGCGCCCTTAATCGCCGTAATGGTGCCCGACCATGTGGTCACGCCTGCCGCGAGTACTGCGGCCGGGATGTTGACCTTTGGCTTTTTCGGATTCCGGTAGAAAATCACGTGCCGTGCCACCGAGCAGGATGTCCCGATGGTCAGCGTCACACTCACCGCACCGGTCGAGAAGTTGGGCGTCGCGTTGATTGTCGGCGGTGCCAGGGATTCCGTTCTGACTCGGATGGCTCTGGAATAGCTGATATTGTCGTCATCATGGACAGCCGCCACCCTGACCCACATGCACTGATCCGTGTCCGTTGCCGCTGTCACGCTTGCGGTCACCCTGTCCTTTTTGCCGGACGGGTTGACGGTCAGCGCCTCCTGCCATCCGCTCACGGGCGGATTGCAGGCGTTGTCGGTTGGTGAGCCGATGACGTACTGCAGAACCTCCTCGTCGATCGGGTTCTTGACGGTGTACTTGCTTGACCACGTTGCCGTGATATTCGTGACGGCTCGGTTTGCCTGCTCGGGTGCCGATGCGCTCACCAGTGACGGCGCCACCGGCTTGCTGTATGCATGGTGGGCATATACCCACGGTGTCACACCGCCCGGCCCGTAACTCCTGGCACGGAACCACCGGACGACACCGGTTTTCTGGATGTCCTCGTTCTGCTCCGTATAGCTGATGTCCCGGTCGATGTCAATCAGGCCGTTGAGGTTGACCGTTGCCGACCATCCGCTTGTGGGCGGGAAGGCCGTGGTCGTACTTGCACAGGTCTGATACTGCACGTAAGTGGCGGGCCGGTTGTCATCGGTGACCGCCTTGTGCTTGACGGTGAACGTCCCGGCGTTGATCGCTGTCCGCTCATAGGTGACGGTCGGCCTTGTCGGCATGACCGGAATCCATCCGATCTTGACAGCAAATTTGGAACCAAGCGGTTTGACGGTGATGTTCGTCTTGCCGTCTGCGCTTTTCTGCGTGTACGCCTTGCGCTTACCGGCTATCCTGAACGACAAGCGTTTGATCGCCCCGATGTTCAGCGTCTTCGTCGCAGACGTCTGCTTCTCGGTGATCGGGATCGTCGCCCACTTACCGCCCGGCACCCACTGGTACTGTAATACCTGACCGGCGCCGTGGTCAGCGTCCCGGATGACCCACGAGAACGTGAAGTCATTGCCTTTTCTGGTGACCTGCAGGCCGGTCGGCGTCAATGTTCTTCCCGCCATGTCATGCCCTCTTCAGCTGCATCTGCAGCTCACGCGCGAGTTCATCCGCGTATGCCACGGGGTCTGTCGCGCCATTGATTTCAATATAGTTGTTAATAGTTGCGCCGCTTCCGCTCCGGTCAAATTCTGCGTCTAAACGCCGCCACAACTGATCGAGG